GGTATCGGGGGCCTACCAGCCGCCGTAATAGCCGCATTAGCCTGAGGAGCAGCGGATGCTGCGGGACTAACACTTGGTGCTGCAGTTGCTGCACCTGCCCCCATCAAAGACTGACCCAGCCCGTAGCCACCGAAAGCGCCAAGACCGGCCATCAAGCCTTGCTCCATATCACCCGTAACAAGCCCAGTCAAACCGCCAATGGTCAGAGAACTCATAAGAGGGCTACCGAAAAGCGTGCCCATAATCCCACCCATACCGGCTAAGCTCGGAGCCATAGCCCCTGCAATGGTGGGCAACAAAGATGCCAAGAAGAACGCCTCAGGCTGTCCAGTCTCGGGGTTAATTGTCAACGTACCACCGTTTGCTTCGGCCATGCGTTGGAGTGCAGCGACCTCGCCCGGGGTCATGTGAACGAGCATGGAGTCGCCGTTTCGGCCCTGTGACCGGACGGCCTCGGCGATGGGGTGTAGGCTCATGTTCATAGTGCTTTTATTTTAATGTGTCAAGGGGGTGTAGGCAATGGGTCTGGCACTGGAGCGATAAAGTTCACAGCCAGTACGGATGACGAAATGCCCGGGTGGGGGGTTGAGGCGGCTTCTGCCGTCAGGGTGACGTCGAGGTCAGAAGCACCCCAGTAAATTTCGAGGTACTGCCCAGCCGTCATGTCGATGTTGAAGTTCCAGCTCACCGAACGGTAGTGGTTGTTGGTTTCTAAGGTGTAAGCCCTAGTAGAGTAGCCAATCGGCGTACCATTTCTTACCAACCAAATCCAAACTGTTTTAGCGCTAGCGTTTGTGCTTAAAAGCTGCCCGCTATATTGGAAGTTATAAATACCGCTAATCCCGATCTCTATGCGGGACGGGTTCGTGGCGTTTCTATCTACAGCATTGTTCAGGTAGGTATTGTTATAAACTATTGGGTAGCCTGTATTAATAATCGCGAGCGTTTGGGATGCTGTATTAAAAAACAGCCCATTGGGGCAGTCCACGTACTGACCGCCGTTAACCCCGGTAACAGAAGATACTAAATTATTTAGGCGGTTAAAGTACAGACGCAGCACGTTACTGTACTGATCCATCTCTTGCTGGCTATACGCATCCCCAGCTGAAGGTAGTCGAGGCGGTGCAACACCATCTAACAGCACTCTAGCCATTAGCGACGCCCATCTGGTTTCAGGTTAATGCGCGGCACGCCAAGTTGCCACTGGGTTCCAAGTGTGTTTGACTCGATCTTGAACGCCATCTGACGGCCACGCACACGGATCGGTAACTGGTCAGTAAATCTCTGCACCTCGTACTGACGGGTCGTTGTGTAGTTATTAGCGCTAACCACATCCCCTGTTTCAGCCGTGCCGTAGTTACTGCCCGGATATTGGCGTGGGGTCAAGCTGACTGTTACTTGAGGCGCAGCAGTGGTAGAGCCATCAAACTTAACATCAGGAATCATGCGCCAGCCATACTGGAACTGATACCCATCTGCTAAATCAAAATCCGCAGACGTAATATAGGCCGTCATGGCGCTACCATCGGCATCAACCCCGCTCTCATGGTTGTATAACTCACCATTGACACCAGCATAGCCAGTAGCCACCGGGTTATTACGCAATGGGGTATCGAGCCACGCGGTGCGGTCTAGATTGCCGTAGTACCAAATCTTGTCGGTGTAGTTAAACACAACATAGCGGTCAATTGTGTTTGATCCTTCAGAACAGTAAAACCACCAAATTTCGTCAAAACCTTCATTGGTAGTGGCAAACACCTGAGAATGCTGATCCTTGTTAATGTTGTAAAACACCCACTGCCATAACGGGCAAGGCAGCGTATTTACTCGACCATCATAGTAATAGAACTTGTCTTCACCCATCCAGAAGGTCAGGTTAGAAGCAGTGGCTACGGCGTTTGGCCCGACAATAGATATGTTTGCACCAACTTGCTGAAAGCCCCACACATACGGAGCGCCGAGGTACTGCATAGAGTACACAGCGGCGTCGGTAAAGACCAAAATCTCTTGGCGCTGTGGTTTGATCGCAACAATTTCAGACCCAGCCGAGAGCGTAAAACTACCCGCTTGGTTAGTGACAGCGGGTGTCCATGTGGCGTAATCTTCTTGATCCGACCAACGCACCAGCAACGGATTCAACGTGGTATCAAAGTAATCATTACAACCAAATGCGATAACAAAGCGCGACGAATCGCTTACATGCACTATGTTGCACTTGCTGGGGCAACTGGTATCAGTCGTCCAGTACGCCACGCCTTCTTGTGTATTAGTGTTTGTTGACGACAGAATCTGAGCGCGTGTATATGTAGCCGTGGCTGACGATGGCACCCACAAATATAGAGCGCCCCCGCGCGCATTAAATATAAGCCGCTCGCCAAAGTTAATCTGGCTCCATAAGCGTAATGGCGCAGAAACAAGCGCAATGGACGACGATTGCCCCCATCCAGTCCAATCGCTTGTGACTTGAGTAACCGTGGCCCCAGAACTATGAGAAGCCGCCGATGTTCCAAGTGCGCCACGAGTACACGGATCAAACGTGTTGCCAGCTATGCCGGTGTAAGTAATTAACTCAGAGTCAATAATTATCGTTCCAGAACCATCAAAGTCCGCTGTGCTGGTCACCGCGATAGTGGTATCCGAATCGTTTAAAGCACCATTTAACGTAGTAACAGTAGTGCCGGTAACCGACCCGCCCCAAGTTCCCGCGCCAAAACCGTTTAAACTTACCCCAACATCGTTACCGCTGTTAATCTGGAAAGCGGCGGTTATAGAGGTGCCACCACCCGGAGAGTTACCGGCATCAGTTGTGTTAGCCGTAGTAGAGACCGTGATAGTGAAGTTGTTTGAATCTACGTAGGTTACTTGGTGTTCAGCATTGAGGATGACATCGGTAATACTGCCACCAAGCCCAGCAGCACCACTAAACGTAACAAAGTCGCCAGTTTGGGCATTGTGCCCCGTAATATTTACATTGATGATCGACGAGTTATTCGTGGCAGTAAAGCAGTTATCTGTATCAGGAGAGGTGAACGTAGCACGCAACGGCGTGATGTCATACAAATATCCGTCGGTGGAATCTTGTATATAAAATTTAAGGTTTGTGCCAAGGCCGAGTAGATTGTTCCCTTTTAGGGTAATCCAGTTCCACAGCGAACGACAAACACCCCAAAACCTCCCAGTCGGCGGAGTCAGCGTAGCGTCAAGCGGGCCGCCATCTTTTGTCCAGCCACCAATCTTCTCAGGCAAACCACCACGAAAACGCACTTTATCGCACTCAAACCATGCACCTTCATTAGATAAAGTGGTGGCGTTACGTCTTACACCGGGTTGAAATTTAAGCGCTTGTAATGGCATTTAAGATCCCCGAACACGCACATCAGAGTAGCACGCAGCTACAAACGGCGTCGATTTGTCAAGGTTAATTTCTCTTACCAATTCCATACATTTCTTTTCGTCAGGCACTTCCAACTTATGCGCCACCTGCAATGAATTCCCCGGGCCAGCCACGAAGATAAGCACTGCAATGATGGTGTTCATTACATAAGCTCAAAGTGTGGCCCGTCAATAAACGGGCGTTTGCCTTGCGACCTACGCAGGTCGATGTATGTGGTCATGGCGTCTTCCATCTTGCCCTGCCACGTGCCAATATCGTCAATGTGCCAAGCGCCGCCCCAGCGGACAGTAACCCCGTGCTCTTTGGCAGCAGCAGCCATAGCGTCGGCTATGTCGTCATAAAGATTTAATTCCCACGACACCCGGCCCGATATATAGGCTACTAAGTCCACAGCCAAGCCGTCGATATGCTTGGATTTCATGGTTTTGCTAGCGCCGCGAGCGACGAGTTCCATCTGACGGGGCACCGAGCGCAGACCTTCGGACACACCGAAATCTACCTTAGTCAATTGGATAGCACGTTTAACGACCACGACGAGGCTATCTTCTACCCCCTCAAGCCGTTCTAAGCTGCGCTGCGATAGCTCAAAGCTCATTTGGTCAACCCCTTTTGCTTTTCATAGGTACGGAGACCCCCCAAACCAAGCATGCCTAACAACACCGTCATGAGGCTGTCCATGTCGAACGCAGGCAGTGCTGGGAGTGTAACTCCGAAGTACGCAGTTGTAAAGATTACGAGTGGTTGTAACACAAAGTGCCACGCTAGGGCAACCCCGCATGTCCACCCCACAAAAGGACGCCACCCAGATACAAAAACCGACCGGTGGGACGCCTCTGCCTTATTGACCTCAAGCTGCCCCACTGCCAGCTCTTGGGCGTGCTTTTCCGACATTGTGGCGATCTCATGCGCCAGCTTTGCCTTTTGGTCTTTGTCCTCGATAAACTTGTCCAGCAAACCCGTCACCGGGCCAATCAGAGCACTAAGCATCTTTGCCTCCCTGCATCTTCGGGCCGCTGTTGACATACAAGCCAAACCACGCCGCGCCAGCGCCCACAATCACAGACACAAACCCGGCTTGGGCATTGGTCGGATCGGGCAGCTCCATGAACCACGTACAGGTCTTATAGAAGACCAACATGTAACTCAAAATTAGTAACCTCGGTACGATGCGCCAAGCGTCTAGATCTTTAGCCGTCATACTTTCCCCACCATCTCAAAGAATATCATCACCAGCCAAGCCAAAGCGGCTAATAGCGCAGCAATAAGCCCGGTGTAGAAAACAGCAAGAAAAAACTCCTGCCGCTTATGCTTCTGTAGTAACTCAACCCGCTTGCGCTCCATCGCAATCTTTTCCCGCTGGCGCATCATCTCAAGGTACGTCTCTTGCCCATAGCGCAGAATGATCATGCTGCGGAGCTCGCGCTCCATCTCGCCCAGCTTCTGCCGCTGCACCACAAGCTGTAGTGCCTCTTCTTCCACCGATCCAGCAGATAGCAGCTTCTTAAATATCGGTGGGTTTTTGGCTTTTTCTTCTGCCTTGGCTATGTCGGCCTTAGCCCCAAAAAACTTACCAATATAGAGCGCGACATCCTCAATCTCACGCCCAACTTCCACCGCCTTTTTGATGGTGTTAAACGCCGTCGTGGCGACGGTAAAGGCGGTGATTGGGTCGATCATCTACGCAACACTTCCAAGAATAGTGCCGTTGTTGGTGAGAGAAACTGATGTACCTGAAATAGCTGCACCGCCGGAGCCGCCTGAACCACCACCGCCTGCTCCACCCGATTGGCCATACCCACCACCGCCGCCCGCAGCTCCAGCATTGCGGGCGCCAGAACTCCCCGGGCTTTGCCAAAGATAGTAACCATAAGCGCCGCCGTTTTGGTCTTGACCACCGCCGTAGCCACCAGGGTTATCTGCTCCCTCCCCACTTGGGTATAGTGCATTAACACCATTGGTATTTGTTATTATGCGACCGCCACCGCCGCCACCCGAGCCGCTATCGGTACCGCTGTTTTCTTGTCTGCCAGCGCCTGAACCGCCGTTTGGCCCACCCTTGCCCCTAGTATTGTTAGAGTCACCTGACGCATCGGAACCCGCAGAACCCGGCGAACCACCAGCGCCACCCGTGTATGAAGCGTCTCCACCCTTACCACCACCAGCACCGCCACCGCCACCGGACACACCCTCACCGCCACCTCCGCCACCGCCTCCACCCCCGCCGCCAATAAACGCGCCAGAGCCATTGATCAGCACGATATTTGGTGCAGCGTTAGAGATGGCGGGGCCGCCGTTGCCGCCAGCAGTGTAGTCATCACCACCGTTGCCACCACGCCCAAGTATGTAGCCGTTGTTGGTGATGGTGACCAACCCCCGCATGGTGTCAGGCAACGTCAATGCAGCCGTCGAGGTGCTATCCGACCAAATGTAGACGCCCGGGTCAATAGTCAGCTCGACCGGCTGCCAAGGCATCCAGTAGAGGTCGCGCAGGTAGTCGTACAAGTTAACCTCTTTTTGGTTTGACGTGATGGTGTGCCTAAAGAGACCACCGCCGCCAAACCCGAACCCTTTAGCGGACGTGCCGCCGAGACGCACAATAAAAGGCATGGCCCACCCCTACGAGTAGTTAATCAGGCTAGCAAGAACTGTATACGTCGCCGAGTCCGTTTTAACAATCGTATACGTGTACACATCAATGCCATTGGTAAAGCCCTCGGTGGGTGCTACCCCGCCCTGCCATTTTGGCGTGACGGTCGTGCCATCAATTTGAAATGTCGCGCCCCAGTACTCGTCCGCGCCGATGGTCGCCATAAAGACCACGGTCATACTCTCGCCGTTGGCCATGATGCTATCTAAAGTATTTGAACCATCACCACGAATGTTCAGCGTCCAGTCATCAGAAGCGTCTGTGGTGTAGTACACGATGGCCTGAGTAAGCGCGTCAAAATTGATGGTGCCCGTGGCTGCGGTCTCCGACACCGTAATCTTTTCCAGACCTTGCTGCACCTTGACGGTATTTTCAAAAATCTGCTTGGCAGAAAAGGTGTTTGTGGCAGAAAATGTCTGCTCGGTACCCAGCACAGCCAGCGTATCGTCCACCGTGTCGGGGGCGGTTAGGGTGAAGTTGCCGTCAGTAATTGTGTCCGGTGCTTTGATGGCTACGTAGTAATCATTTTCCGAGTCGTCGTCTTCATACAGCTTAATTTGCGCTCCGGCACCCGACGTGCCAGCCACGTCCATCTGCGTAATGCCGTCGATAGTACCGCCAGAAATAGCACTGCTGGTAAGAGTTGCCGCCGTAGCGGTAAGCGTTGCTACATCAAGCGTAGGGATGTGGGTAATTTGGGATACAACATTAGTACCATCGACATAAACAACAGCCGACTTGCCATTTGGAATTGTGACGCCAGAGCCACCACTCGTCTTAACAATAATGCTTTGACCGCCCGTAGTGTTGTTCTGCACCACATAAGGCTTCTCAATGGTCGGCACCTCCAAGTTACGAGTGTCGTTAAGCTCAACAGAAGTTACATTAAGCACTAAACAACGCGCTGCCTGTGTTGCGTTTGAATTTGATAGCGTAAGCGTTAGATCGGCATCCGAAAGAAACGTCACTGCGCCATATCCGACAATCGCTTCTTCTAGCGCTGTACCAAGGTTTGTGTTGGTAGTTTGGCCCCAAGTACCGGCTTGTTCACCATCGGCTATAAGCTCAATCTTGAGGTTAGTTGAATAATCTGATGCCATTTTTTACCCCGTTTAGGTAGGAATTTCTTCCCATTCAGTAGTTTCTGCTGTTACTACAGGTGTCCAACCATCTGCGGCTCCCGTACTAACACTTGCCCAATCCCCAACGGCACCTGTGTCTATGATGCCCCAGACGTTAGTGTAGCTAGTAAGACCAATTCCGTACACCCCTGTCGGGAACACATTTGCCGTGCCAGTAACCCCAACAGTGCCTGTACGTCCGGTAGCCTTAAGCCCAGTAACTACCGCTGTTATATCAATTTTGACAGTGGCTGTACCAAGTTCTGCGGTTCCAGCGACCCCAGTTACAAGTACATTGGCATCCGCTGTTACGGTTACGTTGGCTAGAACACCAGTAGCAGACAACCCGGACGGGTAAACATTTGCGTCACCTTTTGCAACTACCGTCCCTAGCTCCGCCGTAGCCTCTACCCCAGACGGTACTACATTAGCAGTACCTGTTACTGTTACGGTACCTACACCACCGGTAGCGGCCAGCCCAGATGGGTATACGTTTGCATCAGCTTTAACCGTTACAGAGCCTACGCTACCAGTAGCAGATAGCCCAGACGGATAGACATTTGCGTCACCTTTTGCGGTTACTGTGCCTAACTCTGCCGTAGCCTGCGCCCCGGACAATACTACGTTAGCGGTTCCAGTTACTATTACCGTGCCTACGCCACCGGTAGCAGACAGCCCAGATGGGTATACGTTTGCATCAGCTTTAACCGTTACAGAGCCTAGCGCGGTTGTGCCACTTACCCCAGTTACAGTTAGGTTGGCATCCCCACTGACAACCGGTGACCCGACACCCCCAGTAGCAGACACCCCAGTCGGGTATATATTGGCAGTACCTGTTACAGAAACTACACCCAACCCGCTGGTAGCAGCTACACCAGTGGGCGATACATTTGCGTCAGCTATTACTACAACAGTACCTACGCCCCCGGTAGACGAGACCCCAGAGACAGACAGTATTTGATCCGTTGTAATAGATACGGTGCCTACAGCACCCGTAGCAGCAACCCCCGTTACTACTGCGACAGCAGCAGCAGATTCTTCGCCTACATCAGCGAAGGGGGCTACAGCAAAGGGTGAGGTACCGAACACGTTCTATCTACGCTATCGCCGTAATTGTTAAAACAGGCACCGCAAGGTTGTAAGGTGCTGAAGCGCCTCCACCGTCTCTCCACACGTTTTGGTGCAAGGCTTGTTGATAAGAAGACCCGTCATATTCACGAGCTTGGAGCTTCAAAGTTTTAGCCGACGTCCAAGAGGTGAACTTACCGTAAGTCGGGCTGCTTGATGCGGCGTTGCACTGAATCATCCACTCAAACACTTCTGGTGCGTTGTGCTGGGCGGAGGATACATACTCGCCCGGAGCAATAGACCGATACGCAGGGATGACTTCATCAGTGTCAATATAAAAACGATAGTGACTGATACCCGAATAACCAGTGCAGTCAATCTGCCAAATGAATTTGTACACCACGGTGGTTGTGCCACTCGGCGGGGTGTATGTCATTTCGCTGCCCGTGACATCTTGGTAACTTGTGGTCAGTTGAAGTACGGCAGTTACGTTTGGAAACGTGTATGTGCCTGACCCCACAGTCACACTACGCCCATCGCATACACCAGCCAACACCTCAATGATTTGTCCCGGCGAGTACGGCTGCTCAAACGCTCCAGCATCGGCGGCAACTATCTTATGACCCGTGGGTAACGCAATCTCGCCAGTGCCTGACTCGGCTTGCAGACTGTTGGTTTCAATCGCGTTTGCTGTTAACGTACTCATGGCTTGGGGTACTCCTGTTTAACCGCAGCAATGGTTGCCTTCCAAGCGTCAATACCCTCGTGGTAGATTTGGTCTAGCTGGTCTTGGATGGACGGGTAGGCGCGAGAGCGTTGCTCTTTGTAGGCTTCAGCATCAGCCCACGATTGCAGCGCCGCCATATCCATGTCAACGACCTCGCCGTTGGCATCGTAGGCAGTTGACCCGTTGATGGTGACCACGCTCGGGTACAGGGCGGTAATGGCGTTCAAATTCATGCCACCACCTCCATTGCGGTAATCGTATTCGCGGTATACCCTGAATACGAAAGGTCGGTCTCTGAATATGGGCGTCCGACGCCAACCCAATAGCCTGACGAGTACGGTACCGCCAGCTGAATCTTATAAGTCACCGCACTGGTGGTCGCCGGTGAGTCCAAATATACCGGGGATACCGCTTGTATATCGTAAGTGGTGTTAAACGAGGTGCTCGCGTACCCGTGCCACGTTGACCGAGTCCTGTTGCTACCTACTTGGTCGCCAATCAAAAGCACCGTGTCAGCCCCTCCACCGATAGAACGCGCAAGGCGCATATCTACGTGCCCCGAATAACCAATAGTGAGGTAAGGCGTCAGTAAAATCTTGTTGCTGCTTGTTGACGGCGTGATGGTGACACTGAGTCCAGTCACATCAACAAAACTTTGAGACTGCGTGGCAAAGACGTCGGTCTTTACTGTCTGCACCACCTGCAAAATAGTTCCGTTAGGCATTTGACTGCTACTGATGTTTGCCGCCGTAGACATCAGCGTCCCGCCCTCATCAGGCAGCGTCAGCGTCCTGTCGGTGTTCGTGGCGGGCGAGGCAATCGTAAAAAGTGCCGTACCGCTTGCGTTGGGGGACAGTGCAATCTTACTCATGGTTTTGGATACTTTGCTTTAACAGCCAAACAATCAGCTATATATTTATCAACCTGCGCTTGGTCGCCTTTGACAATACCATCAAGGTAATCATCAGGTGGAGGATATTCGTTAACCCTGTTTCTTTCCCACGGCTCTAATGGGTCAACCCACTCTTCTACTTCTTCCACAACAGGAGCAGGAATGTCTTCAAACACCCACCCGTTGTCCCACTTAGCCCTCTGACCATCAGGAACCGCAGGGGCTTCTGTATCAACAGTACCTGCTGGCATCAAGTAAACCCCCGGCTCTTTAGGAGATTCATCAGCCGTGGTCGTTCCTACAAAATAACCATCAGAATCAAGTTGTACTACTGTTTTCACATTCACCTCAATACTTAATACAAGCCAATAATGCTACGTTACGTGGACGAGCTTCAGAGCCCTCGTTTTGTGCTTTAAATGCGTCGCTGTCAGTTGGGTACACATAGGTGTTTGCCCCGCCGTATCGGTAGTAACTAACCTCAGCATTAATCTTACGATAGGCGTCACCTGCTGTCGTTGTACCGCTATAGCCACCACCGCCGCTTGTAAACGAACCAGTGCCAACGTAGTGTCCGTGCTCTTGGTTTGCGGCACTCTGTGTGCTTCCTAAACTACGTCCAGTATCAACCCCAGCCCCATCATCCAAAGCACGTAGAAACTCTCCACGTAGGTCAGGTACGTTAAACGTGGTAGACCCATCGCCTGACCCAAAGGTTGTGCCGATAGCGGCAAACAAAACATCATAGGTGGTACGCGACACCGCTGCACCGTTACACTTTAAGAAACCATTAGGGGCTGTGGTCATACCAAAGAAACACACCTGACCAGCCAAGAAAGGCAAGGCATCGGCTGTGACTAATCCTACCCCGTTTGTTCCGTCAATCGTTACTGCCATGTTCTCCCCTTAAACCACTACCCAACGGCTACCAGTAGGAATCGTTACAGTGATGCCACTGTTAATTGTGATAGGCCCTGCTGACATTGCACTCTTGTTGGTGCTGATGGTGTAGTTGGTTGTTACAGTTTGTTCGTTCTCATAGAACACTGCATCGCTACCACCGCCAGTAGCTCCACCACCCCCACCAATAGCACCCCAAGCGGAGCCGTCATAACCCTCAAAACTACCATCGTCCGAGTTAAACCGAATATAACCAGCAGACGGTGACCCATCGCGCTGCGCTGTGGTGCCGCTAGGCAGTTCAGCCGACCCAGTAGAGGATGTTCTAGTTACTAGGTTATCTGCGTTTACGTCGCCTGTGGCAGTGAAGTCACCACTAGACTTATCAAAGGTAAAGCGTGTGGTACCGTTGTCGGTGATGATGAAACTTACAGCCGAAGCCTCAAGCTCCATCTCCATCGTGTTGGCAGTGCCATCGTAGAAAAACTTTGCATCATCTGAAGAGCCAAAACGCAAATGCTCAGTACCACTCGTCCCATCACCAAAGTCAATAATAATAGGATACACATAACTTATATAACTATAACTTCCATAGTAATAACTTGTGGTAAGACTGTTGAGACTCGGGTTGTAATAAAGACCTGAATCAATACCTAACGCATAATCTCCCGTGGTATTGCCACTAGCAAACGGAATATAAAAATTAGCTGATGTCCCAGTAGCTGTAAGGGCAACGTTATCGGCATTGGTTGCATTAGTTGCGTTTGTTGCTGAGGTGGCAGATGTCGCGGTGCCTGCGTTGCCAGTAATGCTGATGCCCCACGTGCCGGTAGCGTTGGTTCCGCTGGTGCTAGGTGCGCCCACAGTGTTGTAGCTAACAGAACGTGCAACGCTACCGTCAAACGATATAGGCGCTGTATCGCCGCCGCCAGTACCAAAACTAACAGAATTAGATACTTGGTTTGCTGTAGTAGCAGTAGTAGCAGTAGTAGCAGTGTCTGCGTTACCGGTTAAATCCCCCGTTACCGAGCCAACAGTTAAAACATTGGTGTTGGGGTTATAAGTAAATGTAGCGGTGCTGTCTTGTAAAAGCGCGTAATTGCCAGTGGTAGAAGCCGTCGTATTAGCAAACGGTACTTTAAATGCACTAGCGGTTGTAGACGTTGCTACGTTTACATTTATGGCATTTGTGGCTGTGCCAGCTGAGGTAGCCGAAGTCGCTGTGGCAGCGTTACCAGTAGTGTCCTGATTGCCCGCCGCGTTGACCCCGGGCAAATTTATGTCGGCGGTACCATCAAACGATACACCACCTATATTACGAGCGGTCTGAAGTGCCGTGGCCGTTGCCGCATTACCTGATGTATCTTGGTTACCAGCAGTATTGACCCCGGACAAGTTTATATTTGCGGTGCCATCGAAGCTAACGCCACCAATTGTTCTGGCTGTCTCAAGCGATGTGGCCGTGTCGGCGTTTCCCGTTAGGTCGCCCGTAAAGCTGGTGGCAGCTAAATCGCCTGTAGCTTTGGTAAACGTGAATCTTGTTGTGCCGTTGTCGGTGATGATGAAACTATTAGCAGCAGACTCAAGTTCCATCTCCATAGTGTTGTTAACACCATCGTAGAACATCTTGGCGTCTTCACTAGCCCCCCAAACTACATAATCATCGTCTCCAAATAATCTAACGCCGGTAGTAAAATAACCAACACCAGAAACAGTTAAATAACTTGTGAATAATTGGTTAAGGCTGGGGTTGTAATAAAGACCACTATCAACACCTAACGCATAATTCCCTGTGGTATTTCCACTAGCAAATGGAATGTAAAAGGTAGATGATGTGGATGTGTTTGTTAAGGCAACATTTGTTGCGTTTGTGGCCGTACCACTCAAATCAGCGGTAATAGTGCCAGCGCTGAAGTTGCCAGAAGCATCACGAGCAACAATAGTAGAAGCAGTGTCTGCATTGGTTGCGTTAGACGTAACCGTGAAAGTCGCGTTGCCGGTCTGGTTGGCAGTAAACGTCTGGGAGCCTGACAAGCCCGTGCCAGACACACTCATCGTCAGCGTACCGTCCCCGGGTTGTGGAGATGCAGCAAACTGCGAATACGTTATGTCCGTGGTACCAAACGTAATGGTGCCTTGCGTGGTCAGTACGTACGACTCACCGGCTCCGGTATCACCCTCAAGCACAAAGAACGCATCGCCCTGACCCATAGCATCCGGGTCGCTTGGGTTGTAGGTGTCGGCATCGGTTGCTCGGGTCAGCACCCAGTTTGTCGAGTCAGAGCCAATATCCGTAACCGTGTAAACGCCGTTCTGA